GATAGAACAAAAGCATAAAACCACTTAGTTCCATAAGATTGATTCTGAAACATCATGTAGTTACAGTTATATAAATTTTCAGCACCTACGCCAATTCTGCACCTTCCCCGATTAACTCTCTGGTACGTAGAATCTGGCACTTGATACTTTGTCTTTGAAGCAAAGTAACTTGCCTGTGCTGTTTTATTCGCAAAGTAAATTGTGTGTTCATAGCTTTCATCAAGAGGAACACCACTCAAGAATCTTATATTAGTTCTAGGTTCAATATACATATCGTACCTCTCAAATATGGTGAGGTAGGAAACGTCCTACCCCACCGAATCATAATCAGTTACTCTTTTGCAAGTGTAACAGTATCTCCTACATCACTTGCACCAGTGATTGCAGTAGAAGCGGTATATACTGTACCGGTAGTTACATTCTGTACAACCAAGGTAATCTCCTCGGAAGCCTTAGAAGCTGGGATAATCAATGCACCGTAAGGCTGTACACCGATTCCATCCTCAACTAAAGCTTCGGTCTGTACAAACTTGAAGTTGTAGTTCTGAAGTGTTGCACTAGCTGGGTCAAGACCCAATGCCATAACAGTTACTTCACCGGACTCATCCTTAGTCTGGATAGTAACAGTTACACTAGATGGCTCACTAATGGTTGCACCTGTGGTAACAAAAGCGATTGCGTTAGCGAATGGAGAGTAAGAAACTGTCTTCCATACATGGTAGAAATAGTTCCAATAAAGAACAGAACCAAGGTAGTTCTCAGTGAACTTGTTAAGGTTATCATAAACTTGAAACCAATTCTCGTCTACGATTACAGCCTTAACGTCTGCCATCAATGCAAGTTCAGCATCTGTAACTTCCTCTACACCATCACACTCAGTACGGATGGTCTCCCATCTCTCATTATCAAAGGTAGTCCAATCATCAATCAGATGAAGCTTACCCATGAACTCTGCCTTGTCCATGTTGAACGCACCAGCAAGTACATCAACATCAAAGTCAGCGTTGAACTGTGCGTCCATGAAGATAGCCTGTCTTTTCTTCGGCGTAGTAGTCTTAACACCGAACTCATTGTACTCGGTCTTCATAAACGGAAGCACGTTACTAATACCACGGAACTTCTTAGCGGCAACCTTGAGGTCAGTACCATCACCAATAGCGATTGGCTTCATCTTACCAGCAGTGATACCCTTAATGAGTAAGTACTTGAACAACAAGAACTCATCATATTCAGCGGCAACGTAGATAGAGTCAACAATCTTCGCAATCAAATCGGAGACACCTTCAGCGGATAAGAAAGCACGCTGTAACTGATTATCCTCGATAGTGATTGGGTAAACAACTCTCCAGTTGATGGTGTGGAATACAGAGTGAACGTCTGGAAGGGTTCTCTTGAACTCACGCTGGGGAGCCTTCTCTACATCGTAAACCTGTACCTTAGCAATCTGTACGAAAATATCCTCAATGGACTCACCGTACTCAATGTAACCCTTCTTCAAAGAAGCATAAGGGTTATTAAAAGTAGCACTCTGTGCACGAACTATTGCGATACGGTTAATCAAAGCATTGATAAACTGATTAGCAAAAGCTGGTGTGCCACAGATAATCTCACCAACCTTAGGAATGTCAGTAGCAGAGGTAATCTCTGGTACTTTATCCTGATACTCAAGGCTGGCATTAGTTCTGATGACATTTAAGATGTCAATAGTAGACCCCTGTAGGGTCGTAACAGCAATTCTTTTTGCCATAACTAATCTCCTTTACTCTGTTGTGAATAGGTCTTCAAAGGTTAATACCTTAGGTGGTTCATCCTTTGGCTTCGGAGTCGGGTCAGGGTCACCGCCACCACTAGAAAACCGTTCCGTATATTTTTCACGCCACTGTTTGTCATTTTCTTCGTACTTGGTTTTCCAATCCTCGGTGTCATTCACACGGCTCTCAAGGTCGCCAAAGGTGTCGCTGATATTCTCCATCAATGCGATTGCATCATCGCTAGGAGTTTCACCAGTCATAGACTTAACACTCTCAAGGATAGACTCTTTAGATACTACGGACATAACATACTCTCCTTTCTATGAAATCTTTGTCCACTTGGTGGGATTGAGCAGTTCACTCAAACGCATGGACATTGGGTGGTCTGGAGATAACATTACATCTCCTGTATTTGAAACCATAATGGTGAAACCACTCTCATGTTTATAAGTGCCAGGGTTGAATAACATGGTAGTCACTCCTTTCTTAATATCTTAGGTACATCCAGATTGGCATTTTGTGCCTTCTGGTTGGTGGCGGTGGAGGGGGTGGGGGAACAACACCTATTAAGTATCTATATACTAACACGCAGTTGTTCATACTATTCACCCACGGTATGCCACCTTCACTATAAACCCAAGTTGTGATGTTTGGGTCTATTGAGTGTTGCATGATATACTCGTAAGCTTGGTGAGCATATTGCTGTCTTGTTGGCAATGTGCCATCGTTGATGCCTTCCCAATTCCTAAAGTATAACTCAGTCAAATAGTTAATATCTGTCGAGTCAGATTCTAGGAACTCTGTGAGTGTACTGTATGGTCCAATGTTTTGTGACCAATGATTCTCTGCTAGTAGGTAAGCAACTTCACCATTACCGTCATAATCACTATACCCATTTGCTCTTAACCAGAGAACTAAATCACGTCTTCTGGTTAGTGGTGGTCTAGGTGGTGCATAGGTTTTGTTTGTCCATTGGCCTAAACCGTAACCACCGTACTGTGTTATATCAGTTAGGTCTGTGAAACTTGTACCGCCTTCGTGACGCTGTGGGTTACATCCAGATTCCCAAAGGAAGTTACCACAGATAGCTGATATTACATAAAGACTTGGTGCACTCATAACTACTGTGTAATGAAAGCGTTGTAACCCTTGGAGATTAACTCTGCCTTCAAGTTCTCTGCATTAGTTCTCTTACTAAAAGCACCAACCTGTACTCGATATAAGGTATCCTTAGTTGCTGGCTTAGGCTCAACATACTTTATACCTGTCAAGCCAAACACGATTGCACTTGCAACCTCGGAAGCACTGTACAATTTAACATCGTCAGCATCATCAACAAAGCAACACTCAATGAGAATAGCTGGAGCTTTAGTTTCCTTCAATACTCGGAGAGAAGGATTAACCTTAACACCACGATTCTTGAAGCCTAGCTTTGCAATGGCATTTACTACTGCCGTAGCATAGCCAGTTGCACCAGCGTTCTTGGAATATACATACACTTCTGTACCAGTGCTTGCACCGTTACCAGGCTTATCATTAGCACCAGAGTTGAAGTGAATAGATACATCAAGGTCAACCTTATTTGAATTACACTTCTTGATAATCTTGTTCAGTACATCGGTCTGGCTCTTGCCGTCATCACAAGTACAATCATATACTGTATGACCAAGTAACTGTAGCTGTCTGATAACTTCATTCTTAACGTTACGTGCTTCGGTACTTTCTTTAATAAGAGAGACAGCACCACAAGCAATCTTGTTGTCTGGGTTGTGACCAGCATGAATGTTAAATATCATTCTTATCCTCTCCTTCATTATCGTGGCTAATGTTAAATATTTGCATAACCTTTTTAGCTTTCAATTTAGGGTTAAGCTTGCAACAGTTTTCAAGTATTGAAACAACTTCTGTTGCAACGGCAAAAGCTACAATCCCTCGTAAGGTATTGATACCAATGTCGAACCCAATGAGATAGCCATAGGTATCAATCACATACGCCATAAGGTAGCAGATAAGAAAGCCACACTTTTTGAAGAGTCCGTTTCTTAATTTGCTAGAGCATACTTCTTTACGTTTGCACGCATATAAGATACCTGTAACTAAATCGAGAGCATGAAAGAATAACGCAAATAAAACAATGTGTAATTGCACCATAACATATCTCCTTTATTTTTCTTTCTAATAAGATACTATCATAGAACTTGAAAAAAGTCAATACTTATGTTATAATCAAATTATCAAAAGGAGAAAAGAACTATGAGTAAATACTATGACGGTACAAAACTGTTGTCCATGAAGGATATAAATGGTGGTACACCAGAGATATACCTAGTTGAATCTAACCGTACTGATGGTAAGACTACCTTTTATAATAGGTATGTTGTCAACGGATTCTTAAAGAAAGGTAAGAAGTTTGCATTATTATATAGATATGACTATGAACTATGTGATATTGCAGATAAGTTCTTTAAGGATATTCATGGGTTGTTCTTTCCAGATTACCACATGACAGCCAAGACAGCGGGCAAAGGTAAGTATGTTAATTTGTTCCTCAATGATGAACATTGTGGATACGGTATCGCTATCAATAATGCAGACTACATTAAAAAGAATAGTCACCTGTTCTCAGATGTAGAAGTTATCCTCATGGATGAGTTCCAATCAGAGGACAACCGCTATTGTGATAGAGAGATTATCAAGTTCAGAAGTATCCACACATCTATTGCAAGAGGTAACAACAAACAAGTAAGATACGTTCCTGTTATTATGATGAGTAACTGTGTATCTATTCTCAATCCTTATTATGTCAAGCTTGGAATAACTGACAGACTACGTGATGGTACAAAGTTCCTTCGAGGAAAGGGCTTCGTGTTAGAGCATCATTTCAATGAATCTGCCAGCCAAGCACAAGCAGAGTCAGCCTTCAACCAAGCGTTTGAGGATGATGAATATACTAGCTACAGTTTACAAAACGTGTATTTGAATGATAACAAGACCTTCATTAGTAAGGTAGAAGGTAAGAGCCGTTACATCTGTACCTTGAGATATATGGGTGTAGACTATGCGGTAAGAGAATATGCAGAGAATGGTATCATCTACTGTGATGACAAAGCGGACAAGACATATCCTATTCGTATCTCCATCACTACTGATGACCACGACATCAACTATGTAATGCTAAAGAGAAATGACTATTTACTCTGTAACTTGCGTTACTTGTTTGAACACGGTTGCTTCAGATTTAAGAATCTTCCGTGCAAAGACGCAGTACTTAATGCGTTAAAATATTAGGTATCTCCTTATGACACGGCTCATTGACAAAGCTGGGTAGCACTGGTGGAATAGACAGCCAGCGGAGTATTCATGTTATGCGACGTGCGTTGAGCGTTCATAAGAGCAAGATATAAGAATACCCTAGGTAACAATCTACGGATTGCCCTAGGGTTTCTTTTATTTTATAACAAAGTCTTTTAAGATAATATCAATAATACCATAGTTTACATGATTGATATTATATCTATAACTAGCTAGACCACCAAGGTTGTGACGAATCGTAATATAAATATGTGATTCTGGGTAGTAATGAAGTTCAACATTCTTGTATCCAAAATGCTGTTGAAGTACCCACTCGATATTTTCATACATCTTTATTTTCTTACTGTTACTCTTCACAGGTTTTGCACCGAGTACAACGTGTACATGCATATTATTTACCATCCTTTTTAATATTGCTTCACGCATCTTGTTGTATAACCGTTGTAGCAACTCAACAAAAGGTGCGTTGAATTAACTCCTCTTGTTTTGCTTCAATCTCCTTTGCACCCTTTTCCCAAACGTATTGTTTTACAAATTGAGTAGCTGTTAGATTAAGTCTATTACTCCATCTTGCTACACAAGTATCACAAATAAGGTTAGCACCACGGTCTGAAAATGCTTCATCTAAATGTACAATCGTTCCACAGCTTGTGCACACTATTG